TAAGTCAGTTGATGTACCGTCGGGCAAATAGTTCGGCGCAAGCGTCTGAACTCCAGGGCGTACCCGTGCTCCTGACAAATCGAGAATAGTATATAAGTCGCGAATAGGGCGTAACTGAATCGTCACTTCAGAATCGTGGAACTGCAGGGCTACCAGGGGCAGACCGTTCTCTGGAAAATCGCTAAACCATAGACCAAGAGGAATACGTAGAATACGACCAGGAATAGACGCTGAATTATTTTGCGTTGGAAACGGATTTGTCGGTTTGCCACGCCAGCTGATAACGTTCGGATACCCCTGCCCCGCTGGAACCGACGGATCCGCATAAATGCCATTTGCAGGGTCAAAACATTCTGGCACATCGCCGACCATCGCACGCCATTTTGAGTAAGTGCCATTTTCTAGGTCAAGTAAGGCACGAGCACTGATCCAATCACTGTTAAACTGCTGTATTATCTGACCGCCAATTGTAAATGTAACTGTTTCAATCATACGAACACCGATTTGACGGACCCATGCAAACTCGTAGGCGCGATCTACGGTGACCTCCTGATTTCCATTGGCATCTAGAATTGGATTTCCGTATTGATCTACTGCGGGTCTTAAGTACGCCTTGCTGAAAATATCGGGTAAGTTAATTCGTAGTACTAAATCGCTCAGAAGGTCGCCTTGACGAGGTATTTTTGCCTTAAGTAGAATCGGTGCATCAGGCAGTAGAAGATTCGGACCATCTAGTGTAATCTGAATCGGCTCCTGGGAAAAATGCGTATAGCGTTCAAACGACTTATAAAAATAAGTTGTCTGTGGATTTCCATTAATAATAATATTCTCATTTCCGTAACAAACTAATGACAGTAAGCCGCCCGGCATATCTAATCGGGTAGGGATTATTCCTAAGCACTAAAAGACGCACACTTACTTAGAGGATTATGTCGGTGAATGTTTCTACGAATCTCATTGCCAGCAATAATATAGGATTTACTCCATCTGTTTCAGCTGTTAGCATTCTAGTTGGGGTTATTGTTGTAGTATTGCTTTGTGTCGGGGCAGCGGTCGCATTCAATTCTTATAAACTACATGAAAGTCCATGGTGGTCTGATCGGGCTAAAGCGAACAATGTCTTTTGGGACTGGCTTTCCGCTTTCAGAAGCTCTCCGTCCTTTGGGCAATATGGTAGTTTGAGAGAAGTTCCCAGCGGACTTCAACTCTCTGCACCAGTTCCTGTTATCCCCAGCCCCGTGGAACAAATAGCGTCCCCTTCGCCTCCGCCAGTCGCCTGGTGTTTTGTCGGCGAAGACCTCACCGGTCGTTATTGCGTGAAAGTCCCCTCCGCCGAGTCGTGTGACCGTACCCGCGTGTTTAACTCCGAGCAGGACTGCGAACTAAAGAACGGGAATGCAATGCCTGCTGGCGTTGTTTCCCCGCATGATGGACGGAAAATGACGCCATTAAGCTCTGGACTCCTTACTCCTTAAGGACGCCGTGAATGCGGGAATTAATGTAGAATAAACATCACCTATATAACTAGGAAGACTATGGTCAATTTTGCGTGGTACTTTTTACAACGTGCCGTTGCTAAAATTACGGATGATAAAGACATGATGCGTGAATTAAGCGATGAACGTAAGGCGGAAAAACGGGAACGTAACGAGGAACTAAAAGAGAAACAAAGGCAACGTAAAGAAGTCCTAAAAGAGAAGAAAAAACGAAATGGCGAGGCAGAAGCTGCTGTTGTAAAACCTGAGGACTTAGAGGGTAGCCGTTGCTTCGGTGATCCTATTCAACTCAATACTAAAAACTTCTTTTCAACCGATGTGTTCAATAAGTATTACAATAGAATTATTGCGGATTCTCAGAAATCTGAAAATCTTGATTATATTTTTGTATCTCTCGATGAAGCAAAAGCGAAATGCCAAAAGTCGTCTGCTCTTTTTCCAACAAAGTGTACCGGAATTCTAAGCTATAACAAAACGGAGGAGTACCATGCAAATGTTATTACAGGAAAAAAAGGGTACGTATCCAAAAAGGAACGTTATACGCATCCCTTAGAAGATCCGCATACAGCACGTCGTGGAATTCTAAGCAAGCGTAAAACTAGGCAAGTAACACGATATTTAGTATACGATGAGGACCCTAAATTATTAAGTACGGTCAAACCGAATACCAATGCTGCGAAATTTGCTGCTATGAATCCTGTATTTATTCCTGCGCCAGATTGTGCAGCTGCTGCAGCCGGTCCTCCCAAACCAACTATGTGTTTTACGACTACAATTCAACTCGGTCCGACAAATTTCTTCAAGAGTGAGGCGTTTGATAAATGGTTTAAAATGGTTCAAACTGTAGTCGGTGGAGCAAAAGATGTATATATATTTGATACAGTTGAGTTAGCAAAAGCAAAATGTCAGACAATCCGAGATTGTAAAGGAATTATAATTATAAAAGACGCTGGTAGTAGCGGAAAACTCCATTATCTTGTTTATACAGGTGATGCAAAATTAGTTAATACAGTTCCAAATGGTTCAGCCGCAAAACAGTACGCATCTCTGAATCCTCAATTCATCCCCGCTATATCCTGTAAGGCTCTTGCAGATGCCGAAGAGCGTAAAACATTCAGCGTAAAACGGATGTTTAGGCGTGCCTTCGGTGTAACAATGAATATTTTACACATATTTTTGTTTATTGCACTTGGCGTCTTTGGCGCGTCCCTTGCAACAAATCTCAACGTATACCGTGGATGGCCTTACCGACTATTATACGCCATATACGGCTTTGTCTTCTTCTTTGTTGTAATACCGTACGTACTGTTGTGGCGTTGGTTGTATCAGAAGAAACGCCCTCGCTTCTACGCCCTTATCCCCCTTATCGGCTCACCCATTGAAAACAATCTACTTGCAACTCTCCTCAGCTGGTTCACATTTGAACCGGATGACGAAATGGAATTTTTAGACGGATGCCGCGCGTAAGTACTACTTACCACCGTAGTGCTTGTACGCTAAATAGCCACCAACTCCTAGCCCAATCCCTGCTACCAAATATAGCAATGATTGTGTATTGAAATATGAACCCTGTTGGGCAGCGGCAGCGTCCGTAAATGAGAACTTCGGTAACACCGAGAGTCCTACAATAAAAAAGATAAACTCGCGCCAAGAAATTTCAGGCTTTCCGAGTTGCTTATTAATCGTATTATGCATATCAAATAGCCATCGTATAAGTTTCTGCTTATCTCCTACAATCTCATCGGTTAACGGAGAGTTCTTGAGATTCTCCTTATAATGCTCCTTACATATTGGGCACGGTATCATAAATTGTAGTGACTCAAAGAAGTTGACGACCGCCTTTTGTTCCTCCTCGGTCGGAAACGAAGGATAGCCTATTGTTACAATATGCATCATTGTCCAGAAAATAGGACCCCATACCGCCGGACCCATTCCAATAGGTGGAAAATTATCCTCCTGAGGTGGCGGCGACCCTTTCATATTTTCAGGCAATTCAAGGGACATTCTCCTGTATTCTAATATTTTAGCGGGTTTGATTATCCGAAAAAAGTTGGAGCACCTATCTAATGGAGTGCGTAAATTGTGGTAAATTAGGTCATACATTCCGGGATTGTAATGAGCCGGTAATGTCGTTCGGTATTTGTGCTATTAAGTTCTTAGAGGAAGTACCTCACTATCTTCTTGTTCGCCGACGGGATTCATTATGTTATGTGGAATTCTTGCGAGGAAAATATAAAATGGATAAGATCGACTATATTCATCTACTGATTAATGGGATGACTGTAGAAGAGCGTGGAAGACTATTAATGAAACCGTTTGAAAAACTATGGTCCGATCTTTGGAATGGACAGAACACCCGACAATTCCGAACCGAATTTGAAAATGCTCGTCGTAACTTTGAAAATCTCAAAGCCACCGGTGACCGTAACGGAAAGACAATGGCTCAATATATTTCCACAGCAACCGGCACCTTCACGGATGCCGAATGGGGATTTCCGAAAGGGCGACGTGCTGTTGGCGAAAGGGAAAAGGAGTGTGCATCGCGTGAATTTAAAGAGGAAACCGGCATTCTTCCCAAATTTATTCATATTCTCGATGAGCCTCCCCTTGTCGAAGAATACACTGGCACAAACAACATTCCTTATAAACAAACTTATTTTATAGCGTGCTGTAAGTCTAACATAATAGCAAGTATTCAGCCAAATAATCATATTATGAAACGGGAAATCGGTGATATTGGTTGGTTCACGTTTGAAGTAGCTATGTCCCGTATTCGTGAATCCAATGTACAGAAGCGCGTT